CAGCAATGATTGAAATGGATTATGAGACAAACAATCCTCGTATCCGTTTACTAAATCCTTTTGGTGTATACCCTGAGGTAGATAGATTTGGTCGTTGCCTATCTATATCACAGATTATTGCATCCGATGCTGAAACTATCGCTTCCCAATATCCTGAGTTCTACGATCAGATAGTTGGCAAGACAGTTTATTCTTACGCTTCCCCTTATCTATCTATTGTTAGATACCACGATAAAGATCAAGACTTAATTTTTATACCAGAACGTAATAACTTAGTTCTATCTAATACACCTAACCCAGTAGGTAAGTGTTTAGCAAGAGTTGCACTTCGTTCATCCTTAGATGGTGAAGCTCGTGGACAGTTTGATGATGTTTTATCCGTTCAATTAGCCCGTGCTCGCTTTGCAGTATTACAGATCCAAGCAGCAGAGAAGTCTATTCAAGCACCTATTGCTATTCCACAAGATGTTCAGGAGTTAGCACTAGGACCTGATGCAATTATGAGGTCTGCTAATCCACAAGGTATTCGTAGAGTTCCTCTAGAACTACCAGCAGGAGTATTTACAGAGTCAGGTGTACTAGAGCGTGAGTTAAGATTAGGTTCTCGCTACCCTGAATCTCGTTCAGGTAATATTGATGCCTCTGTTGTTACAGGTCGCGGAGTTCAAGCACTACAAGCTGGCTTTGATACACAAGTTAAAGCAGCACAAGCGCAGTTTGCTAGATTATTCCAAGAGTTAACATCACTTTGTTTTGAAGTAGATGAGGTTGTCTTTGGTAATATGACCAAGACTATCAAGGGTACCGATGACGGTACACCTTATACAATGAAGTATACACCATCTCGTGATATTAAAGGCGAGTATGGCGTAGATGTACGCTACGGTATTATGTCAGGAATGGATCCTAACAGAGCCATTATTGCATTACTACAAATGCGTAGCGACAAGTTAGTATCCCGTGATTATGTCCGCCGAGAAATCCCAATGGAGTTAAATGTTACACAAGAAGAACAAAGGGTTGACATTGAAGAAATGCGTGATTCTCTTCGTGTTGCTGTTGCTCAGTATGCACAAGCTATACCCGCACTTGCTTCCCAAGGTCAAGACCCAAGCCAAATCATTACTAGAATCGCTGATGTCATTCAAGGCAGACAAAAAGGATTACAACTAGAAACTATTATTGCCAAAGCATTTGCACCGGAGCCAGTGGCTCCAGCGCCAACAATGCCTGAACAACAAGTTCCAGTAGCAGGTGCGGCCCCCGCCCCTGCCTCGCAGCCAACTCCAGAACAACAAAGCGGAGCGGCCCCTGCTGCTGGTCAACCTCAACCAGATATCGCACAACTACTCGCCTCTATCGGCGGAGCAGCATAATGAAGGGGGTGAACAAATGAACAAAGGATCAAGAGCAAAGGCTACTGAAACAAAGCCTGTAGAGGGCAAGAACACAGCACAGCCAACAACTGGAAAAGTATTCTTCGGATACACACCAGCAGGTCGTAAAGGCAGAAAAGTTTAAATTATTTTAATGATAGGAGCGCTGGGTGAATAACGATAATAATCTTAATCGCCCAGTGCGACTGTCTGATTATCTAGTAATAGCATCAGGATTCTTTTTAAATTTAATATCAGTGATAGAAGCACTTGCAGATGATCTGCACCAATTAGCTGTCTATCATTCAACACAGAAGAGCCAAGAAGAAAAAGTTTGGCAACAATTTTCGCAAGATCTAGAAACTTTAAAGGAGGACTAAATGTCAATGACATTCCCAATCAGTGGGGTATCAGGGCCAGGTAAGTTCTCAGTAAGAGAAGATTTACCACCATCAGAAAATTACGGTGATAGAAAACAAATGCAACAAGATATTGCTGGATCTAGCACTACGGTAAAACCAGATTTTAAGCCAGTAAAAACTACTGAGTTAACTGCACCAACAGAAAGACCAGAAGAACGTATTAGTACTGGTATGCCATTTGACAATGAAACACCAGGGCCTGAGTCAATTTTAAATCAATTTCGTCAACAAGAAATGGATATGGTAGCAAAATATATTCCAGTACTGGAACAGTATGCTGCTTTGCCAGATACACCTCAATCTTTCCGTATTTTTACTAGATACCTACAGGGAAACAAGTGAATGATTTTGTCAAAAGTGTTTCTGATTTCGTTGATGCTTTAGGATATGACGAACCAGGAATAATCTTAACTCTAGCTCAAGTGCCTTGGGAGTCTGATAATGATCGCCAAGAATTTATTAAAGCTATGCTTCGTAATGAGGGTCAATAATGGCTAGTTATTGGGAAAAATTTAAGTCTGTAATTTCAGATACTATTGGTAAAGCAGTCTCTGCTCCAGTTGAGAGCATTATTGGTCTTGGTGGTGGGATTACCCAAGGTAAAATTGCTACTATAAATCCATCTGTAGCAAAAGATTTTGTTCAACAAACTACATCTAGTCAACAACAAGTAAGAGATATTGCTACTAGAGTAGCAACTGATGCCGTTAATATAGGCGCTAAACCTGCAGAAACTTTAAGGCTAGATGTAGCCTTTGATGCTGGCGTAGAGCAGATGGATAAGTTTTATAAAGCAACTTATCCTAAAGTTGCAAGAGTAGCTAGTACTGCTGGGTTAGCGGGAGTTGATGTATTAGCTGGAGAAATTCCTGATATTCAGAGTGCTTGGAATACAGCGAAAGATGTAAGTCCTGGGCAAACTGTTGCTGCTTTGTATAGCGAAACTTTAGATCGCATAGGTTTAACTGATATTGCTAAATCAGCAAACATACCTCTTCCAACATTCTTAGATCCTAACTTTAATATTGCAGATCCAGAGGCTCGTAAAAAAGCCTTTAGTGAAGAAATATTTGGAAAAGTTTTTAGTGGAACTGCTGACGGATTTTTTAATTGGTACGCAGACCCATTAGTAATAGGTGGTAAAGCACTTAAAGTTGGAAAAATATTAGGCTTAGATCGCCCAATACAATCTGCAGAAGATGTAGTTCGTTTACGATCTGAGTTGGATTCTCACGGGTTATGGCAAAAAACTCAAGGTCAAGTTGGCAGGCAAACACCTATGGGTACAATTGCTGAACGTTTGGTAAATAAAACTCCCGAACAAGCCTATGATGATGTCTTTATTCGCAGGTCCAATAATAGGACTCTAATGGCAAACCTTGTAGGCGAAGCAAAAACTTTTGATGATGTATCAGATATTATTGCTGCAGCATCTGGCGATGCAACATCTATGAATAAATTACGTCAAGCAAGAGCATCTATGGCTGATGATATTGAACGTACTCAAAAAATATTTGATGACTACCAAGCCCGTATTTCTACAATGGAAATAGGAACTGCGGATGATATAGTAAAACAACTTCCAACTAGAGAAGAATACGGTAAACTATCTGTAGTTCTCCAGGACTTAATATCAAGAGATCAAAATTTATCAAGAGCTATATCAGAGCAAATTGGTGATTATCGTTTAGTAGATCAATTTACATCTGCTGCTGACGTTACTTTATTTAATAAAAATCTTGGTGTTGCAATTGAAAAGGCCAAAGGTCGCGCAGGGGAACTTCGTAACTCTACAGCATTTTATAATGAGACTTTTCAAAAAACTCCTTTTACTCGCGCTGTCCACGTTATATCTCTACCGTTTACAAAACTACCAAGAGGCATAGTAAGAGTAGATGGTGGTCCAGTAGCTGACTCATTTGATGAGATTAGATCTGTATTAAACTCTACTAGAGAATTACGTAAACCTGAATATATAAATGTAAAAAATGATCTTGCAAGAGGTTACTTAAATGCTCGTAATGCTAGTGAGCGCTCTGAAGCAGTCACAAAAATTGAGTCAGAAATTGCAGAATTAATTGCTTTAGAAAATGGATATGATGTAGATGCCGCAAGGGAACTCTACAAATCTTTTAGCAATGTTCGTAAAGGTTTAATGAGTAGTTTTCAACAGAATGGTTTTTGGGTTGATGATGCAACTGGAGATTTAATTACTTCTCCATTTTGGAAGTCGGAAATGCCTAACGTAATTCCAATGATGGATTTTAAATCATTTGATAAATTCCTTAAAACATATAAATTTGGTGAATTTTTAGGAAAACCAGATGCCGCTGCAAAAGCCCGTCAGGCGGTTTTTGAAGTAGAGGAGTGGTTTGATTTAGCCAACTCTTGGTTTAAGGTATCTGTTCTTACTCGTATGGGTTACCCTGTTCGCAACACAGTAGACGGTCAACTTAGAGCAGCTCTAGTACTGGGAGCTTTAGCAAAAACTGATGGAATGATCAGCAACTTTGCTCAAAATATGGGCATTAGAGCACTGAAGGCTAAGAATTATTTTAATGAAAGTCTAACAGTTACCACACCTGATCAAATGAAAGGTCTGACTGGGGCTTTGATTACCGCCCGTCAAGAGCGCATTGATTCTCTTAATAGCATATTAGATGAGTTAACTCCTAAAAACTATTATGCTGGAGCATCAGGAGTATTTGGTGAGCGAGTTGGACCAGATATGGTTGAACTCGCTATATCTTCTAAAACAAAACCATTACTTACTGAAAGTAAGAAAGCAAAATACTTTGAGTTAAGAAGCAAAAAAGATAAACAGGGTGGTTTATTATTTGGTGATGACTTTCAACAGCATCGTAAATTACAACAAGAGGCATTTGGTAAATATGTTCGTCAGGAAATAGTACCTGGTTTACCTAATGGTACAAATTTAGTTTATGCTGATTATCCAAGCGGTAAAATTTTCTATAAAGTTCCTGGTAAAAAGGGTAATATTCCATCAGGAGCTTATCCTGATGTAGATGATATTGATGTTCGCAAAGGCCTACCCGTTGGTATGTTAGAAGCAAACATTGAAATTGGTAAAGGTTTCAAGCCTCGCGCTAAAGGTCCAGAAAAGTTACCTGATATTAGGGTAATTACCTCTTATGAACTTGCTCGCAAAAATAATTTTGAAACAATTGCTTCATTACTTGGTGAGGAGCAAATGCTTCGTATCCGTAATTATCAAAAAATTATTGATGACTTAGATATGCAAGTTCAAGATAAAATTGAACAATCACAAAAACTAGCATTAGCGAGATCTGAACTTAATATCATTCGCGCTGGTGAAGGTATAGAAAAAATTGTTTCACCTTCAGGTAAAGTAATTGAAGTAGATGGAGCTTTTGCTGGACCAAATGGTATAATTACTAGAGCAGAAGCTTCAAGCGAAAACACTCTTAACTGGTTATCAGAAAATCAAACTTACTTAAGTTTTGATGCAGCTAAAGGTGCTAAGTCAAAAGCCTTTAAGGGTAAACTTTCTGATCGTAGAATAGTCATACAGCCTACTGATCCTCAATACTTTAATGAGGTAGCAGTATTCGCTAACAATATCCTACGAAAAGATCAACTCGCTATGCAAATATTGCAAGGAACTCCAGATACAGAAATAGCCAGATGGCTAAAGAGCGAAAAGGGTTCCTTTTATCTACGAGAAATTAGCGCAGATGTTCGCAAGGTAGATGTTGAGGATCATATTGCCCAAGCTAGAGCTAGGGTATATAAGATATTTCCTGATCAGCAGGTTCGCTCCCTTATTGCCAGAGAAGAATTAAGTCCAGAACAGTTTGATGTACTATTGAGAGGGCAACCAAATCTATCTGCCATCGCTGGTAGAGCGTTTCAGGATGATACTCTTAGATACAATCAAAGGGTTATTAGAGATACCGTAAATGGTGCTATTTCTAAAATATTTAAAGTTATTGGTTCAACTCCTGAAAATAATTTAGTTGCTTGGCCTTTTTATAATAAACTTTATTTAAAGAATCTAGATAAAGAAATTAAGATTGCTGAAGGACTTGGCAAGAATATCCAAAGTGAATCTTTAATTATTCAGATGCAACGTTCTGCTCATTCCGCTACTTTAAAAACAGTTAATGAAACCTTGTATAGAGTATCTCAGAATACTAATATATCAAGTTTTATGCGTTTTGTTGTACCATTCTTTAATGCACAATATAACGCTGTAAAAGTATACGGAAGATTCTTCTTGCAAGATCCTTCAAGATTAGCAAGGGCATCTCAGATTTGGAATCTACCAAATAGAACAGCAACTGTAGTGGATGAAGAAGGAAATCAAGTTCCACCTGGTACTGGACCATCAACCCCACAATTTATTCTATTTACTATTCCAGAAGGACTACAAGGAAAGTTTGGTATTCCAAAGGGATATAAAGTATCAGTTCCTAAAAATAGTCTTAATATATTTTTAACTGGAGAAAATCCATTAGCACCTTCATTTGGTTTACCGGTTACTATTCCAGTGGCGCAGTTATCAAATAGTAGACCAGACAAAGTAGAAGATGTTAAAGATTTCTTAAACGAGTTTGTTGGTGAAAAAACTGCCGATGTAATTATGAAATCAATTCTTCCGTTTGGAAGAACTCCAGAAAATCCTTGGTCGCTTTTAGTTCCAGCAATTGGTCAAAAGATCCAAGCTATAAATTCTGGTTTAGATAATTCCTCTTATGCTAATAGCGTTGCCAGTGCTATGAAAACGCTAACCTATACCTGGGATCAAGAAGGTCGGGTAGGTAAACAACCTGATTTTCAGGATGCAATAAATCTAGCTAATCAAATTTGGAAAATTAGGTTAGGTGTTAATATGGCTCTTCCATTTACATTTACCTTTAGACCAGAATACCAAGTAATAATAGATGACTATCGCAGGCAATTACAGAATCCTTTAGTTGGAAGAACTAAGATAGACGATTACTTAATGGCTAAGTATGGAGATATTGGATATCTAGTTACTGCGCCTAATGCTAAAAATGCAACTAGTTTATTACCAACAGTATCTGCTGTAAGAAATCAAAGAGAGTTTAATTCCTTATTGCAAAAGATGGATAAGGGAGATACTCCTGGCTTGATTGGCTTCCTCGCTAACTTTGGTGCTACTTCAGATGAATATTCTAATGCGGCAGCAAACTATTTTAAGAATAGATCTGTACGACCTGGTGGTCAATTAAAATATACAGAGAGTAGGGCGACAGAGGATATTCTAGAAGACCGAGAAATAAGTCTTGGTTGGGAATACTACAGAAAATTTGTAGATCAAAGAGATGTTGAATTAGCTAAATATGGCATTAAGAGTATCAACTCTTCAGCAGCAAAAGGATTAGGATTGACTAAGCAATGGGAAGATTCTGTTGCATCAATTGCTGCAGCATATCCTTCTTGGGGTAAGGCTAAAGAGTTTAGTAATACTGACTATAACAAAACAAAACGTTATATTAAAGGATTACTAACTGTAGTTCAAGATCCTAAGTGGATGAATAAGTATGGACAAACTACTACTATGCAGGCAGTATCAGATTTTATAGTTAACAGAGATTACCTTGCAAGAGAGTTAGAGCAACGTAGAAAATTAACTGACAAGAAAGTTGGATTGGCGGATGAAATGAACGCTGATCTAAGGCAACAATGGGAAAGCTATATATACGACTTAAAGATGTGGGATGTTGGATTCAACGATCTATACACAAGACATCTTGAAAATGATAACTATGAGGTGGTTAAATAGTGGCTAAAGACGATTTAGACAATGATGGCATCAAGGACAATATTGATCCAGATATTGATAACGATGGCATTTTAAATGCTGCTGATAAGCGACCTCGCGAGTTTGATATGCCAGCCCCAACTGGATCTTCAACTATAAATCCAGTGCCTAAACCATCTTTTGGTATGGGTGGGTCCGGTGGTTCAACACCTCCTGTTGGATTAGATCTTGGATTTGGTCTTGATCAAAGACTTAGCGCATTTCAAATGGGTGCTTATATTACTGGTCTTGCCGGTAGTAATCCTAAAAAATTCCAAGAAATTAAAAATTCTATAAATGCTGCGCTTAATACTAAGTACAATAATCCAGCCACTATAGGTGCTGCGGTTCAGAGACTTGCAGAGAATATCCAATTGTCTCCAGATCCACTACAAAAAACTATATCTATAGAAGAGTATTTAAGTAGAGCAAGAGCATCTGTTGCTGGTACAACTGAACCTACTGCTCAAGTTTTTGAGACTACTAAAGCTCAGGCAAAAGCAGAGCTAGATGCAGAATTTGCAAAACTATATGGAACTGCAGCCACTGATCAAGATGTTAATGATTACTATAATGAGTTAGTATTAGCACAGAGAAGCAATCCATTAAAGACAATTCGCAGGGATGGAAAAGTAACTCAAGTTGGTGGTTTAGGTGCTGATGCTAAACAGGCTATATTAAATAAAGCAATTGTAAAAAGAGCAAATGTAGCAGTACCTGGTGAATCAATTGCTAAACTAGGCGGAGACTATGGAGTGTCAGTAGATTCTCTTCGTAAAACTGCTAGTGATTATGGCGTAATCTTAACTGATGATCAGTTAAAATCCTATGCCCTTAGTTCCATTACTTCTAAAGGTGGACTTGATAATGAGATCACAAAGATAAAGAACATAGCCAAAGGCTTATATTCATCTTTAGGCAGTTATATAGATCAAGGACTTTCAGTAAAAGAACTACTGCAACCTTATATGAATAAAAAAGCAGAGTTGCTTGAAATACCAATTAATCAAGTTAGCTTAATGAACAATGAGGGTCAAGAACTTTTAAAGAATGTAGTAAAAAAAGACCAACTACTACCACTTTATGATTATGAGTCATCACTTCGTCAAGATCCTCGTTGGAGATTTACTAAAAATGCAAATGAAACTGCATCTAGTTATGTACTTCAAATCCTTAAAGACTTCGGAATAGCGGGTTAACTATGGCAATGTCTAAAGAAGAGAAGGCAGTTAGAGATGCCTTGGCTAAAGTTGAAAGAGATTTTGCTGCATCAACTGCTGCTGTAAATGCAATGAACCAAGGATCAATTACGCCTGCTAAAAATATTGATGAGGCTAGAGCAAGTCTTTCTCAAATCAAAGATCCTAAACTAAAGGCAGAATTACAAAAATTGTATACTGGTTTAGATGTCCAATCTCAGAGACTTGAGACTCAAGCCAAATCACTTGGTTATCAAGTTAACCCAAATACTGGTGTTTTAACCCCAATAGTTGCAACACAGCAACAGCAACAGCAACAACAGCAACAGCAACAACAGTCTAATGTAATCAGTGGCGAAAGAAGAGACGCTTTTCAGGCAATTATAAATGCTCTCACTCCATATAATTTAGAAGGATTAGCTGGAACTGTAGAACAATTAATGAAAGATCCAAACGTGGGTCCTTCTACTGCTGTATTTAAATTAAAGTTTGATACTAGTATAAATCCTACTACTGGAAAACCTTGGAATATTGCATACCAAACAAGATTTCCTGCAAACGTAGAAAGAATAAACGCTGGTAAGCCAGCCCTTTCAGAGGCTGAATATCTATCAGCAGAACGTACTTATTCACAAGTGCTAACATCTTATGGAGTGGGTAATTTAGCTACTAAAGCTAATTTTAACAAATTTATTACTGGCGATGTATCCGCTACTGAGGTTGCGGATAGAGTTGCAACAGCAATTGATAGAGTTCAGAACGCAAGTGCTGCTACTAAAGATGCGCTTGCTCAATACTATCCAAAATTAAATCAATTAGATATTGTAACTGCTGTTCTAGATCCTACTATTGGAGTTCCAGAACTAAAGCGAAAGATACAGTTAGCAGAAATTGGTGGTGCTGCTACAACATTGGGTGCGGGCCTAACACCAGAACAACGCAATAGAATGATTTTATCAGAAGCAAGGGCTGGTGAACTTGCTGCTGCTGGAGTCACTGGCGAGCAAGCCCGTAGAGGATATGAAGCAATTGGTGGATTTTTACAAAGAGGATCCCAGTTAGCAGATATCTATAAGCAACAGGCTTATACACAACAAACTGCAGAAGCAGAAATATTTGGATTGCAAGATTCAGTAATGGCTTCTCAACGCAGAAAGAAATTAACAGAATTAGAAGCAGCTCAATTCAGTGCAAGATCTGGATTGACAGGCGGCGCGTTACAGAGAGATCGCGCAGGCCAATTCTAAAAGACCTACCTTGGATCGGCTGGCCCCGAGGAGAGAATTACTAAGACCAGTAGTGGAAGCCATATAGAGAATCCCCGAATCTATATGAGGTCCGCGCAACTACAAACAGAATGGGAGATGGACTATGTCCAACTACGACTACGAGGATGATGACGATACAGATACAACAACTGAATCGTTAAGTAATGATCTCGTAAAACAACTACGCAAAGCTAACAAGCAAAAAGATAAAGAGCTGGCAGATCTAAAAGCCAACTTTGAATCTTTAAATAAAGCGCAGAGAGAACGAGCAATCAAAGATACCCTCGCAGCTCGCGGGGTAAATCAGAAGATTTCTTCATTTATCCCACAGGATATAGACCCAACTGAGGAGTCTGTATCAAAATGGTTAGAAGCAAACGCAGATGTGTTTGGTCTTCAAGCCGAAACTTCCCAACAACCGAATGTAGATCCTGCTCAAGCGGCAGCCTATAGGAAGATGAGTGCAGCAACAGAATCTGGTATGACACCAGATCGCGGTGTTGATATTTATCAAAAACTTATGAAGGCTAATACCCGTGAAGAGTTAGATCAAGTCATTCGCGAGTCGGGAATCTAACTTCCTACTAATGAAAGGCAATACCTATGCCACTACCAACCGGTAGTTTTAGCGGTACCGCCGACATCAGCAATTTAGTCAAAGCAGCGTTTGACCAATATGTAAGAATGGCGCTTCGCTCCATTCCTGTAATGCGCTCAATTGCAGATGTTAAGCCGGTACAACAGGCAATGCCAGGATCATCAGTTGTATTCTCAATCTATTCAGATCTAGCAGCAGCTACTTCTACACTGACAGAAACAACCGACGTTTCCTCAATTGCTCTTGGTAACCCATCGCAGGTTACTGTAACACTTAATGAGTACGGTTCAGCCGTAACAACAACTAAGAAGTTAAACCTAACTTCTTTCAACGATGTAGATGCAGCTCTTGCTGACATCATTGCATACAACGCTGCAGA